TTTCTTGAACTTGGCGCCGGTCTTGTCCGCTTCGTTGCCGGTATCCTTGAGGCCCTTGTCGACCTTGCGCTTCCCGGCGTCGAACTCCGAAGAGTCCAAGCCAAGTTTTACCAACAAGCTGTCGATGATTGTTGCCATGTGGATTATTCCCGGTTCGCCAAGTTTCTATTGTAATCGTCTATCGTTATGACCTCCAACATATCATAGACGTCGCGCACTCCATACACGGTGTCCAGTTCATGCAAGGTCGCCATGCGCTTGGAAAGAATTGTGCCGATTACCGCCGGCAAATTCAGATATTCCGCGAACCCCGCTTGCTGGCCGCCGCCGGGGAACCGTCGGAGATTGAGGGGGCGACGGCCTTCAAAAAACCCGTGTGCAATTTCCACACTTCGGCGCGAAGTTTGACCCGTGTCGCAATCTCTTCTATGTCCTCTTCAATCAGCTTGCGGACGACGTGCGGCTTGCTGGGGTCGGGCATGAATTGCACGCATTCCCACATTTCCAGCAAGAGCGGTTCCGCTGTTTCCCACTTGAGCCCGGACAGGGCACGAATGCCGACCTCTGCCATGGCGGCCATGCCCATGCGGTCAAACCCTTCCGGGACTTCGACGCCGCTTGCCATGAGGGCCAGAAGCGCCCGCATTGCCCAGGATTCCGCCCGGCTGGCGGGCATTTCGGTAAGCACAAAGACTTTGCCGGAATCGCGGCCTTCGTCTTTGACGGTGTAATTTACGGTTGAACGTGCCATTTTTAATGCCTCTCCGCATCGTGTTACCTCTCCCAAGATTTTTAAGGCGGCCCCGGCGTGCTTCGGGAGAGGGCAAAGCCGGCTTGCGCCGTTGCCGGGGCCTAACTGGTGCGATTACAGCAGCGAACGGTTCACGCTTTCCCAGGTAATCACGAAGTCCATGGGTTGCAGGACTTTTTTGAGCATCCGGGATTTGCTTCGTGTTGGTCAGAATGCCGCGGGTCAGCGTGAAGGACTCGCCGGTCGACGGCAAGGCGATGGAACCGGAAATGTAGAACACTTCCCGGGCCGTCTTCATGGCCTGAATCAGCGCCGTGAAAATGTCCTTGCTGGGGCTGTCCGCTTGAAGCGTAACGGTTTGCTTCGTCGGGTTCGGCGTAAAGCCGGCCGTCATACGCCCGTCGACGCCCATTTGCACTTCTGCCAGGTCAATGGCTTCCGTGGTGAAAGCCTTGTCGCTGGCGTAGCCTTGAAGCTGCACAGGGGCCGGGAACAGGCCCGGAATGACGATGGTAAAAACGCTGTTCGCGCTGGTGATTGTGGTATCAGCCATGATTCATTTCCCCCTTACATTACGTCGATGGAAGCGACGGTGATCTTTTGGACCGCGCCGCCGTCGGTGTACCAGAAGTTGATAACCGGCGTGCCGCGGTTGCCGCGAACTTGGGCGCCCGGGTCCAAGATTTGCAGGTAATAACCCTGTTGCTCAATCGTGGTCGACACGTCCCGGCCGGCGGCCTGATTCACTTGCGCTTTCTGGCTTTCGGACAGGGTAATGCCGGTGCGAATGCTGCCAAAGTTGATGCCGCCGTTAATCGGGTCAATCATGGCCGCACGAATCAGGGAATAGCCCTGTTCGTTGTACGGAATCGACTTAACGTTCGTCAGCAGGGAGAGCAAGGCCAATTGGAATTGCGAATTCAAATAGACCTGATTGACGAAGGCATCAAGCCATTTCAACTTGCCCGGCAAATTGCCGTCATACAGGAAATTGAATTGATCGTTTGCCGTCGCATAGGCGCCGTAGAAGCTGTAACCGTTTTCCAGCAGATTGGCGGCAATTTGCTGGTCGGTCACGGTAGGCACAAAACCGCTTTGCGATTTGAAGGCGGCCGTAATGCGCCCGTTCGTGCGGGTGAAGTCGATGGAAGCCACGGTGCCCAGCACGAAGGCCGCCAGTTCCTTGGTGTTGTAGACGCACATTACGCCGTCATACGCCAGGTTCTTGGCGATGGCGCCGAAGCAAGTGGACGAACCCTGCACGATGGCTTGCGCGTCGCTATCCCAGGCAACGTAAACGAAACGCTGGTTTTGCGCATTGGACCATTCGGCAAAGAGTTCCTTGTCGGCGGTCACGGGCTCCCAAAGGGTCATGAAGTCGACCCAATTTTGCGTCGCGGCCTTGACGCTATCCAGTTGCCGTGGTCGGCGTGTCGACCGCCGTGGCCTTGGGACAGAATGGCGCCGGTTGCGCTGGTCAGCATCAGGCCGGCGGACAGGGCGCCAGTTGCGAAGGTGATAGACGAAGCGTCGCCGGTCGTGGGGCTGGTCAGGGTGAAAGTGCTGTTGACCGCGTTCCAAGCGCACGTCGGGGCGCTGGGTCCAGTGAAGCCGGCAGTAATCAGCGTGGCCGCATTGCTGAAACTGGTCGCCGCCGAAAGGTCAATGCTGCTGGAAGTCTTGGAAACGCCGTCGACCGTGACGGTCAGCACGCCGGCCGGGATGGCTTTCAGTTCCGCCAGGCTCACGCCAGCAAAGGAACCCGATTGCAACCAGGCGGCGCGGGCGGTATCCACATACGGGGCGAACAGAAGGGCGCCCGGTTTGATCGTGGAATTATCGAAGCCCAGGAAGTAAATTTGCGAAATGGCATATTCGGCAGAAGCCGGGCCAAAAAACGCGCTTACCGCCGCGGAGCTTGCGAACGACCGGACTTCGCCGGTAGGAAGCAAAGTGCTTTTGGAAAGAATAACGCCGTTCAGAGCCAGCGGATTACCGCCGGAACCAACGACGCCGGGGTTGACGACAACAATGTCACTGGCCGGGATGGTCATTTGTTCACCTCATTAAGTAAGTGGTANTCCGCATATTATGGAGCCAAGATATCGACGGGGATTACCTTGTCAGGGTAAGCCGCTTCCGCAAATTCTTGGGGAACCGTAACGGTAGGATTGTATTGCATGGATGCCGTTAACGTCCATCGGCTTTCGTATTGCTGTTCCCCCGTGGTAAGCGGGGATTGAACGCCGTCGGACGTGTACAGCGGCTTGATATTCGCGGGGAAGTGCGCAAACCCCCAATGCGAACGAAAGGCGGTTTTTGCTGTTTTGCAAAATTCGCCCGCTTGCGCTCCGTAAAAGTCAATTTGAACGTCGATGCGCGAAGGGCCGTAAATCGTGGCCGTTCCAATCGCGGGAATCGGGGCGGTCGGCGGCTGGTATGCCGTGGCCGGTACGCTCAAATCAACTTGTAAAATTTCGGTCAGCACGCAACACGGGTTAGACGGAAGCGCCACGCGGTTGACCTGTGCCCGCACGATTTGACCGCCAGGCACGAAGGGCGCCAGGAAGGCGGCTAGGGCTTCGATTACTTGGTCGACGGATATGCTGGCGGTGTACATTATTGCCCCTTGTGTGCCAAGCGCCTAGCTTCCGACCACGGCTTGCCCTTGCCTTGTCCCTTTTTCGCGGCCGACATATTTGCTTTATATTCTTCCGAACGGGACGGTTTCTTTTTCCCTTTCAGGGCCGCCGATATTTTAGCTTTAGTCTCATCGGGAATGCTCTTACCTTTTTGGGCGGCGGCCTGTTTTGCTCGGTATTCATCAGAACGCGGCGGACGCTTCATACCTTTATGACTCGCTGAATTTTTGGCTTTGCTTTCGTCCTTCTGACGCCAGCCTTCCGGTACGCGTCGAGAATCGCCGCCGTCGGTCATGTTGTACCCGTGCCCGGATACAGTGGAAGTGCCAAAAAATTTAATGTAGTGCTTTTCCAAATCGTCCAACAAAAGACGGTCGCATGTTGCAATTTCAATAACGCTAAAATTTTCGACACCATGCTTTCGCATTGCCCGATATAGCGCACCATCAATGCCACGCTTCGCGTTCTCCAAATGCTTTTTGTATCGTGCGACGACCGTCAACTTTGTTTGACCGACATAGCCTTTGCCGTTGATGATGTTGCGAATCAAATAAATTTGCCCGCTCATTGTCAAGACCCTTGAAGGCAAATAGCCGCTTTGGTCCAATCGGGCCAGGATTCCAGCACCTTGACCACAAGCCAAGTTTGCGCCCCGCTGTTGCGCTTGACAAGGTCGCCGCCCGTGCCGTCCGGGCGAATGACGCCGGCCAGCGTGCCACGCAAATAAATGGCCCGGATGGTGCCTTGAATGTTCAAGCCGTCAAGCTGCTTTATGTCGTTGGCGTCCAAGGCTTGCACCTGGCCGGGGCCGTCGACCGGGGCCGCGTAGCTCGGCACTTGCTTTGCGCCGGCCCCGATGGTGTAGCCCGTCGACCGCAATACGGTAACGGTTTCGTTCGGGTTGACGGTGGTGGTCACACCATTGGCGAGGCCGCGCAAGTCCATGGTCAACTTCCCTTTGCAACTTTAGTGAACGCGCCACCATTGACGCTATATGCTGGCGCCCGCATCATCGTGCCGGTCCAGTTCAACGGCTTGGCTTGCGTGCCCGATGCG